GTTGTTGGAACTGCTACGAAGACTTGTTCGTCTGTGTGGCAAGAAGATGTCNTAGATCTAACATGGGTAGCAGGAACTCATGTGAACGACATCGTTGTTGAAATATCGTTCACGTCAATCACAGGAGGAGAAACTATTGAATTATCAAATCCATATTTGTACTTTAATAATATTATCGTTCTACGTTCTTATCAAACTCTCGACCCTACAGTGAACACAGAAGTATTCAACGACCGTTGGGTCAAAGAATACACTACTGCGCTAATTAAACGTCAGTGGGGTAACAATATCAAGAAATATGAAGGCATTCAGCTACCAGGCGGAATTACAATGAACGGGCAGGCCATCTTCGACGAAGCGAACGAAGAAATCTCTGCGCTGAAAGAAGAGTTCTCGTTGACGTATGAATTGCCTGTAGACTTTCACTACGCATGAGTATCTTACCTTCTGGAAAGAATTCGTTCTTCAACTTATCTGACTCCGCTTTCAACCAGAATGAACAAGATCTGATAGCGGGCTTGGCGGACGAATCCATCGGAATGTACGGCACAGAGTTTAACTACCTTCCAATGACGTTAGACAAAGAAGATTCGTTGTTTCACGAGTCGGTTCTTCAGTCGTTTAACACGGCTCATAAGGTCACTTTCTATGTAGAGTCGTTCGACGGGTTCGAAGGCGATGATGCGTTAGAAGCATTCGGCTTTACAATGACAGACACATTGGTTCTTAAATGTGCAACGACGAGGTTTCAATCTATTACAGGAATGAACAGGCCTAACGAAGGAGACTTGATTCAGTTCGCTCAGAACGGTGCTATCTTTGAGATTAAATTTGCCGAAGAAGAGTCTAATTTCTATGCGCTAGGATCTTTGCCTTTCTTTGAAGTTAAGTGCGAAAGATGGCAATACTCAGGCGAGACATTGAACACAGGCATCGCAGCGATAGACGCCATCGAGCCGGCTGTGACAGCGGATGATAAATTCTCAGACAATGCTTCTTACGAGACAGCGACAAGCGCGTTATTAGATTTCACGGAACAATCTCCGTTCGGTTCTATTCAGGGATAGGGATATATGTTAGGACAAACTTACTATCACAAGACTCTTGCACAGATCACCGCNGCGATGGGGTCGATGTTCAACAACATTCACGTCGAACGTAGAGACGGCAACGATACACTTGTTAAAGACATGAAGGTTCCTCTAGCCTACGCCTCACGATCACATTATTGGGCTAAAATTAAGCAGGAACATGATGAAATCGCCATGACTCTTCCTAGGATGACTTTCTTCATGGAAGGATTGACGTACGACGCTGAACGTCAATTAAATCCTCTGCAGCGAAGATCCGCTCCAGGACTNACNGCNNACACGCTTNCTAAACAGTTTCAACCTGTTCCCTACGACTTCGCCTTTGACTTGAACGTCTACTCTAAATACGTCGAAGACGGACTAAGAATTGTTGAACAGATTCTGCCTGTGTTCTCTCCTTCTTATAACATGACGCTGAACGAGATTCCTTCTATGAACATCACGACAGACGTGCCTGTTATCCTAGAAGGAATCACTCAAGAAGATAACTACGAATCAGGTTTCGAAGAACATCGAATGATTACATGGACGCTGAACTTCAATGTCAAAGGGCATATGTATCAACCTATCACAGACGCTGCTGTCATCAAGAAAGTTACAACGACAATGGCAGACGATCTTTCTATGACGAATGTCTTAGAATCAATGGGCATAGACGTCAACCCTTCAACTGCTGCATCTACTGANGTGTACACCNCACCTCAGACAGTCACTNCTGGGCCTAATCAATAGNCGCAGAAGGCGGTAGAATCAAACGCTACGACGTTTTTATTAGATTTATATCTAACGAACTGTCTGTTTAATAAAAACGTGTTACAGAGCATTTAAACTCGTCATATATAATTCTATGGATAAAGATATAATAGGCGATGCATTAGACATCGGATTAGAAAGCGAAGCGGTTGTGGTGATGCCTAAGTCGCCGGTGGTCAGGAGCGATGATGTTCCTAACCCGACAATGAACGACATTGTCTCAGACTTCTCATACGCTAGACACAACATTCACAACGCGATGGAAAAATCGGGTAGCTTTGCTAGAATCGGCAATGATTGCGGTAGCGGAATCCGGAGGCTCTCCACGTTCTATTGAAGTGGCTGCTATGCTGTTAAATCAAGTTGGAGCGACCTCAAAAGATCTGCTCAACCTCGCGAAACTGGCTCAAGATTTAACAGTTCCTAACGACTCGGACGAAAATTCTTCCAAGGTTTCTATGACTGCCGCGAAGCTGTCAGAGTTACTAGACGAGCAGCAGAAAGATGGCTAATGAAATATTCCGAGGCAATGCTCAGGTTAAAGGCCATGACATTGTTCAAGATTATACCGATGACGAATTAAAAGAATACGCTCGGTGTAAGAAAGATGCTATCTACTTCATTGAGAACTATGTAAAGATTATTAATCTGAACGACGGCCTTGTAAAATTTAAGCTATACCCTTATCAGAAGAAAATGCTTCGAGCGATGATTAACAACAATCGCGTAGCGTTGCTGACAGGAAGACAGCAAGGCAAGTCAGTTACAATGGCTGCATTCTTGCTCTGGTACGCTTTGTTTCATAATAATAAGACCGTCGCTCTTCTGGCTAATAAAGCTGCCACGGCTCGAGAGATCTTCGGCAGAGTGACATTAATGCTAGAGAACATCCCTTTAATGCTACAGCCTGGCTGCAGAACATTGAACAAGGGATCTGTAGAATTCTCTAATCAGAGCAAGATTGTCACTGCGGCGACTTCTTCATCTTCAATCCGAGGCATGTCTGTAGACCTTCTGGCACTAGATGAATTCGCGTTCGTTGACAATGCGGACGAGTTCTTCACTTCTACATACCCAGTGGTCGCTTCGGGCAAGAATTCTAAGGTGATTATCACTTCTACACCGAACGGGTTGAACTTGTTTCACAAGATCTGGATGGACGGACACGAAGGCAGGTCAGACTTCGTTTCTCTGAAGTTCATCTGGAGTGACGTGCCAGGCAGAGGGAAGCGGTGGGAGAAGGCGACTAGAGCTACTGTGTCAGAAGAACAGTTCGCTCAAGAGTTCGAAGGAAATTTCCTCGGATCGTCTAACACGTTGATTTCTTCTAACACGTTGATCTCTATGACAGAAAAGCGTCCTGTGATGTCGTTGGACAATGGAAGGTTGAAGATCTACGAAGAAGCGATTGAAGGGCATTCATATGTCCTTACAGTAGATACGGCGAGAGGCAGGGGATTAGACGCTTCAGCATTCTCTGTGATCGACGTGACGTCTTACCCGTTCAAACAGGTAGCGACGTTTAACTCGGCTGAGATATCGCCGCTTCAATATCCTAACATCATCAGTCATGTAGGGAACTCTTATAACACCGCAGCGGTTCTTGTAGAAACGAACGACATCGGAGAAAGTGTCGTGAACGCTTTGAACTATGACCTGGAATACGACAACATTGTGTCAGACGAGTCTAAGACAAGGTCGCTAGGAGTTAGAACGACGACGAAGGTGAAATCGGTAGGATGTTCTAACATGAAAGATCTGCTAGAGGGTCAGAAACTAATCCTGTGCGATCCGCTAACGATTAAAGAAATGACAGGGTTTGTTTCTAAAGGAGTTTCGTACGAGGCAGATTCAGGCTTCCATGACGACATGGTAATGACTATTGTGTTGTTTGCCTGGTTTACTACGACGACGATGTTTCAGCACATTAAAACAGACTTCAACCTTGCAGCAGATCTGTACGGCAATGACGAGCACGACTTTGAAGATATGCTGCCAGGAATTGTCGTGAACGATGGAACAGAATCGTCTGTACCTGTCATCCACGAAGATGGCGAAAGATGGTCGACGGTGTAAAATTTATCGTTATTTATAAATAATAAAAATTAGAAACACATAACAAAGGAGAATAAAAATATGGCTTCTTTTAGTTTAAGCCCTTCGGTGAACGTAAAAGAAATAGATCTTTCAACATCAATCCCTGCCGTAGCAACATCTATTGCAGGAACATGCGGACAATTCGCATGGGGTCCTGTTGAAGAGGTTTCTTTGATCGACACGGAAGCAAACCTGGTTAAACGCTTCGGCCAACCAGACAACAATAATTATAAAGATTGGTACTCTGCCGCTAACTTTTTAGCATACGGTAAGAACCTTAAAGTAGTTCGTACAGTAGATGTCGCGACTGCTAAGAACGCATCAGATTCAGTGGCAGGCGGAAACACTCCTATGCTGATTAAGAACTTGAGCGACTTCGAAGCAAACGACGCTGCTATTACTACACAAGGCGATTCGGTATTCGCTAAGTACCCCGGCGCAGAAGGTAACGATATCGTTGCTAAAGCGTTAGACGGACATCTTGCTATTTCAACAGTAGTAGGCACATTCGTTGTAGGCGAGACAGTGACAGGTGCTTCCGCATCAGGTACTGTGGCGCGTATTGAAGCTGCTGCTATTTACTTGAAAGACGTGACAGGCACATTCGTCGCTGCTGAAACAATCACAGGCGGTACATCTGGCGCGACGGCGGCTCTTGATACTGTTCCTGGCGCAGTATTCGCTACATGGTCAGAAGTAGGAAACTTCGAACGTGCTCCTGAAGGAACTGAAATCTGCGTGGCGGTTTATAAAGCAGGCAACTTGGTAGAAACATTCGTTGCTGATTCTGAAGCTACTGCTAAAGATTATCAAGGTAATTCTACATACGTTCAGAACATCACCTCTACCGCTTCTCAGTATATTTGGGTAGACGGAGTAAATCTTAGCTTAGAACTAGACACTGCTGCTTCTGCTGCCATTACATTGACATTGGCAGGCGGCGTAGACGGTACTGCTCCTGTAGATGCTGATTATCGTCGTGGCTTTGACTTGTTCTTGGACGCGGACTTGATTGACATTAACTTGCTAATTCAAGGCGGCGCACCTACATTGACAGGTCAGTACATCGTTCAGAGCATTGCTGAAGTTCGTATGGACTGTGTAGGCTTTGTATCACCAGATGAAGCAGACGTTGTGAACACTGCTACACCAGAAACATCGTTGCTTGCTCTACGTCAGAGCGGCGATTATAACTTCTCGTCTAGCTACGGTTTCTTTGACGGAAACTACAAATATCAGTATGATCGTTATAACGACGTATATCGTTGGGTTCCATTGAACGGCGACATCGCTGGTCTTTGTGCTCGTACAGACGACGTAACAGATCCTTGGTATTCACCAGGCGGTTTCAACCGTGGTCAGATTAAGAACGTAGTTAAGTTAGCGTTCAATCCTAGCAAAGCACAGCGTGACGATTTGTACAAGAACAACATTAACCCAATCAGCTCTTTTGCTGGCGAAGGAACTGTTCTTTACGGCGACAAGACAATGCAGACTAAACCTTCAGCGTTTGATCGCATTAATGTTCGTCGCTTGTTCATCGTGCTAGAGAAAGCGATTGCTACGGCATCGAAATATACTCTATTCGAGTTCAATGATGCCTTCACCCGCGCTCGTTTCGTACAGATGGTCGAACCATTCTTGCGCGATGTTCAAGGTAGACGTGGTGTTTACGACTTCAAAGTTATTGCTGACGAAAGCAACAACACAGGTGAAGTTATTGACCGCAACGAATTCGTTGGGGACATCTACATCAAGCCTGCACGTTCAATTAACGTGATTAACTTGAATTTTGTGGCCGTAAAAACCGGGGTTGAATTCAAAGAAGTTATCGGCTAGTATAGCGTATAAATAAAACGTGGCTAGGTTTAGCGGCCGAAAAGATAGCACCTTACTATCCTGCCACGTTATATTTTCATTTAAGGTTGTTTCTATAAGGAGAGACAATGAATATAAAAGACTTCATCACAACACATCTTATGTCTAACGGAAAACTAGCCGGCACAAGGTTTTCGGACTCATGGTTNNATNATGATATTTCATTTAAACAATCAATCATTTCTCTAACTCAGTTTTT